GGCCGCGCGGATCGTGGCCGAGGTCGGCGGGTGACGGTCGCCACGCGACGCCGCGCGCCGCGGCGCCGGCCGCCGGCGAGCGCGCCGCCCGGCGACCAGGCCGAGCGCGCCGTCAAAGCGATCAACCTGCTCACGCATACGAAAGGGCCGGCCGCCGGCGAGAAATTCCATCTCCGCCCGTGGCAGGAACAAATCATTCGGCAGATCTTCACGACGCGCGCCGACGGCCGCCGCCAGTACCGCACCGCGCTCCTCATGCTCCCGCGGAAAAACGGCAAATCGGAACTCTGCGCCGCGCTCGCGATTTACTTTCTCTTATTCGACGGCGAGGCCGGCGGCGAGATCTACTCGGCCGCGGCCGATAAGGAACAAGCGGCGCTCGTGTTCAATGTCGCCGCGCAAATGATCCGCAACGATCCGCGCCTCGAGGCCGCGGTCGAGATCGTCGACTCCCAAAAGCGGATCGTCCATCGCGCGAGCGGATCGTTCTACCGCGCGATCTCGGCCGAGGCCTATTCGAAACACGGCTTCAACGCGTCGGTCGTGATTTACGACGAACTCCACGCCGCGCCCGACCGCGAATTGTGGGATGTGCTCGTGACCTCGCAAGGCGCGCGCCTGCAACCGATCACGATCGCGATCACGACGGCCGGATTCGACCGTACCTCGATCTTGTGGGAACTGTATTCCCACGCGCGCCGCGTCGCCGTCGACCCGGCGCTCGACCCGACGTTTCTCCCGATTATTTTCGAGGCGCCGATCGAGGCCGATTGGACCGACGAGGCCGTGTGGCGCGCGTGTAATCCGGCGCTCGGCGATTTCCGATCGCTCGAGGATATGCGCGTGATGTTCGAACGCGCGAAACTGATCCCCGCACAGGAAAGCACGTTCCGGCGCCTGTATCTCAATCAATGGGTACTCGCGCACACCGCGTATTTCTCGCGCGAGAAATGGGACGCGTGTCGCACGGCGACCGACGCGGAGCTCGCCGGCGCGCCGTGTTTCGGCGGCCTCGATGTCGGGCAAACCGACGATTTTACGGCGTGGGTTCGGATCTGGCTCCTCGACGACGGCCGCGTCGGCGTGCGCTGTCGGTTCTGGATCCCGGAGGCCGCGTTGCATCGGTACCCGACCCGACCGTACGACGCCTGGCGCCGCGCCGGGCTGCTCGAGGTCACGACCGGCGACACGACGGACCTCGACCTAGTCGAGCGCACGATCGTGCGGGATTGTCAGGCCTCAAACGTGCGCGAGCTCGGGTTCGACAAGCGATTCGCCGATCACCTGGCGCAACATTTACAGGGCGCCGGGATCCTTGCGGTCGACACGCCGCAGGGGTTCGCGCTCAACGAGGCGATCCGCCAGGTCGGCGCGTGGGTCGTGACCGGACACCTCGCGCACAACGGCGACGCGATCCTCGGCTGGATGGCCGACAACACGGTCGTACACGCCGGGCAAAACAACGAAATCCGGCTCGACAAACGGGCCGCGAAGGAGAAGATCGACGGGATCGCCGCGCTCGTCATGGCCGCGGCGCGCGCGCTCGGCGCGACCCGGCCGCCAGAATTTCAGATGTACCGCTTGGGCCGATGAGGGACGATCCCGAGGCGCCGAAGAAACGCGGTCGGCCGCCGGCCGCCGAGAAGGGCGCGCCGGTCCTGACCTGGCTCCCGGCGCGCACGTACGATCGGCTGATTCGCCAGGCCCGCGCGCGCGATGAATCGGTCTCCGCGTGTCTCCGGCGGATCGTCGAGGCGAAGCTCGAGAAGTAAGGGATTTTCCTGATAGAAAAACCGGCCGCCGGCGGATCGCTGGCATCCTGATCCGCATCTGTGGAAGCGATCCGGCGCGCCTGGTCGACGTTTACCGTCGACACGAAATCGCTCGACACCGAACAACGGATCCTCGAGGGCCTCGCCTCGACGCCGGCGCTCGACCGCCAGGGCCATTCGATGGATCCCGCCGGCGCCGTGTACGAGATCCCGCTCAAATTTCTGTGGCAACACAAAACCGAGCAACCGCTCGGCGAGGTTATCGCCGCGCGCGTGACCGAGGCCGGGATCTGGATGCGCGCGAAGCTCGCGCCGGCCGGCCTGCTCCCGTTTATTGACGACGCGTGGCGCCTGCTCAAGTCGGGCCTCGTCGGCGGCCTGTCGATCGACTGGCTCCCCCTCGCGCCGCCGCGGCCGCTCCCTAACGGCGGCCTCCGGTTCGCGTCGTGGCAATGGGTCGCGCTCTCGGCCGTGACGATCCCGGCGAATACGCAAGCCTCGATCACGCTCATCAAATCGCTCGATCTCTCGCCGACCGGATCGGCCGCGCCTGGCGGATCCCCTCGGCCCGTTCACCGGCCCGGCGCCTCGGGCGATCGAATTGTGATCCCTATGTTCAATGTGTCCGAAACCCTGACCGCCGAGCGGACGGCGATGCAAACGAAATCCGCGCGCCTCGAGGCGCTCGTCGCCGAGGAACACGCGCACGGCCTCGGATCGCTCGACGCCGACCAGACCACGGAGCGCGAGACGCTCCTCGCGGAGCTCGCGGCGCACACGACCAAGATCAAGCACCTGTCGACGCTCGAGGAGGCGCAAGCGGCGCTCGCCGCGCCGATCGTCGGTCTCCCGGCCGTGCGGCCGCGCCAGGCGCCGGCCGTCGCGCCGCGCGTCGAGGTCGTGCCGCTCGCCAAGGGCGCGCGCGCCGTGCGCGCCGTGCTCGCGATCGCGGCCGGCCGCGGGAGCTATTCCGACACGATCGCCTTCGCGAAACGGTTCACCGATACGCCGGAGGTCGCCGCGTACGTGAAATCGACGATGGGCGTCGCGCAACCGGGGCCCGGATCGCCGCCGAGTGGATGGGGCTTCGAACTCGTGCAACCGGATGTCGTCAATACGGAATTCGTCGAGCTCCTCCGGCCCGAGATCATTCTCGGCAAGATCACCGGCTTTCACCCGGCGTGGTTCAACGCGCCGATCATCACGCAAACCGTCGGATCCACGTTCGACTGGGTCGGCGAGGGCGTGACCAAACCCGTCGGCGAGCTCGCGTTCGATAAGACGATGCTCGGGTTCAGCAAATGCGCCGGCATCATCGTGCTCTCTGACGAGCTCGTGCGATTCTCGCGCCCGAATGCTGAGGAGATCGCGCGTACGGATATGGTCGCGCAATGCGCGCGGTTTTTAGACGCGGCGTTTATTCAGGCGTCGAAGGCCGGCGCGACGGATCGGCCGGCGTCAATCACCAACGGCGCGCCGACCGTCCCGGCGACCGGCGTCGATTACCAGGCGCTCGCGAAGGATCTCAACACGGCGCTCGGCCATTTCGACGCGGCCGGGATCCCGACGATGAACCTCGCGGTCGTGATGCCGCCGGCCGTCGCGCGCGGGATCTCGAGTCTCGTCGGCCCGCTCGGGACGCCGATTTACCCGACCTTGACGCCGCAAGGCGGGACGATCCTCGGGTATCAGGTCGCCGTGTCCGCGACGGCCGATCCTGGCACGATCACGATCTTCGCGCCGGGCGAAATCCTGCTCGCCGACGACGGGAAAGTGATGCTCGACGCGAGCAATCAGGCGACGCTCGCCATGTCCGGATCGACCGCGACGTTTTCCCTCTGGCAAAACAACGCGATCGGCATTCGGGCCGAGCGCTACATTCGCTGGCAACCGCGCCGCGCCGATGTCGTGGTCGTGATCACCGGCGCGGCCTACGGCCCGCAGTAAGGTCCGTTTGTCTCGAGGGCGCCCGGCCGGCCTCGCGTCGGCCGGGCGCAACCGAGGGGAGTCGCGCTCGACGTGCAGATCTTCGGCCTCACGATTACGCGCACGAAAGCGGCGACGCCCCGCCGTGGCGGCGTCCTGCAACGCCTGACGGGGTTCGGGATGACCGGCGGCGCGACATGGTTTCCGCCCTGGTTCGAAACCTCGCCGGGCGGCTGGCAACGCAACGATGAACCGACGATTCAATCCGTTCTCAGCAATCCGACGCTCTACTCGTGCGTGACACTCATCGCCGGCGATATCGCGAAACTCCGGCCGATGCTCGTCGAACAAGACGAATATCTGATCTGGAAGGAAGTCACCTCGCCGGCGTTTTCGCCCGTGCTCGAGACGCCGAACCGCTACCAAGATCGATTTGATTTTTTCGAGTGGTGGATGATGTCGAAACTCAATTTCGGCAACACCTACGCGCTCAAGGCGCGCGACGCGCGCGGCGTGGTCGCGGCGCTCTATATCCTCGATCCGAAACGCGTGATGCCGCTCGTCGCGCCCGATGGATCCGTGTTCTACGAGCTCTCGCCGGATCCGTTGAATGACGTCCCGGAGCTCGGCGCCGTCGTGCCGGCGCGCGAAATCATTCACGACGTGTGCTGTCCCCTCTTTCACCCGCTGTGCGGCGTCTCGCCGATCTTCGCGGCCGGGTTTCCGGCGATGCAAGGCCTCAACATTCGCTCGGCGAGCGATAAATTCTTCTCCAACGGATCGCAACCCGGCGGCGTCCTGACCGCGCCCGGCGCGATCACGCCGGCGACGGCGCAACGGCTCGCCGACTATTGGAACAAGAATTTCTCAGGCGATAACACCGGGAAGATCGCCGTGCTCGGCGATGGGCTCAAGTACGAACCGCTCGCGATGTCGGCCGACGCCGCGAAACTCGTCGATCAGCTACACATGTCCGACGAGGATGTCGCGAAGTGTTATCACATGCCGCGGCATAAGGTCGGCGTCGGGCCCGATCCGACCCACGCGAATATCACCGCGCTGCAACAGCAGTACTACACCGACTGCCTACAAAAACATGTCGTCAAACTACAAACGAAACTAACCTCGGGCCTCGGCTGCGATGCCGTGGTCGGCCGCACGCTCGCGGTCGAATTCGACCTCGATGATCTGGAGCTCATGGATCAGGCCGGCCGGATCGAGGCCGGCGTGAAAGCGATCACCGGCGGGATGTCGCCGAACGAGGCGCGCGCCCGGTTCTATGATCTCGGGCCCGTCGACGGCGGCGATCAACCGTACCTCCAGCGTCAAAACTGGCCGCTGAATCTGCTCGGCACCGATAGTGCCGCGGCCGTCGCGAACGCTAATGCGAACGCGGCCGCCGTCGTCGCGTCGCCGCCCGAGGCGGCCGCGCTCGGGCCGCTCCTGGGACGGCTCGAGGCGCTCGTGCAGAAACGGATCGCCGCGCTCACCCCCGAGGTCGCCGAATGATCGACCAGGTCGACGCCGAGGCGCTCGCCGAGATCGTCGCGCAAACCGTACACACGGCCGTCGCGGCCGCCGTCGCGCCGCTCCGCGCGAAGATCGCCGCGCTCGAGGCGCGGCCCGTGGTGCTGCGTGACGGGCTCGAGCTCGCGCTCGAGCTCGTGACCAAGGCCGCCGGCCGCGAGGCGCGCGACGCCGCCGGCGGGCTCGCCGCCCGGATCGCCGCGCTCGAGGGGCGCCCGGTCGTGACGCCGGCCGCGCTCGAGCTCGCCGCCAAGGCCGTCGGCCTCGAGGCGCGCCAGGCGACCGCCGAGCTCGCCGCCAAGATCCCGATCGTCGTCGACCTCCGGCCGGCCGTCGCCGACCTCACGGGCCGGATCGCCGCGCTCGAGGGGCGCCCGGTCCTGGTCGACCTCGCGCCGGCCGTCGCCACGGGCGCCGCCAAGGCCGCCGAGCTCCATCAGCGGATCGCCGTGCTCGAGGCGCGCCCGGCGCCGCGAGACGGCGCGCCGGGCCGCGACGGGCAACCGGGCCGCGACGGGATCAACGGGAAAGACGGCGCGCCCGGGAAAGACGGCGCCGAGGGGCTCCCCGGCGCCGATGGCGCCGACGGGAAAGACGGCGCGCCCGGCCGGGATGGGATCGACGGCCTCGGGTTCGACGAGCTCGCGCTCGTGCACGACGCCGCGAAAGGGCTGCTCCTCCAATTCACGCGCGGCGCGCGCGTGAAAACGTATCCGCTCCCGTGTCCGATCGATTTCGGGATCTGGACGGCCGGCCGCACGTATCCCGCGGGCGCCGGCGTGACGTGTGACGGCGCGTACTGGATCGCGCAAACCGGGACGGTCGCCCGGCCCGGCCTGGCGGCCGCGAGCTCGCGTGACTGGCGCCTCGCCGTGAAACGCGGCCAGGATGGCAAACCCGGGAAGGATGGGAAACCCGGCGAGGGATCCGAGGGCGCGCCGTGAGTCGCGCGCACCCGTGGATCGTACCGCCGGCGCTCGTGACGGTCGCCGACATGTACGCCTATTTGAAACTCCCGCCGGCCGGCGACGGATCCCCGTCGGCGATCGACGCCGAGCTCCAACTCAAGATCGACGCGGCGACCTCGATACTGTGCGGGTACATCACCGATCGCACGCCGGATGATCCCGACTGGACGGCCGCGGTCGAGGCGTGGACGCCGCAAACGGCGCCGCCCGATGTCCTGCTCGCGATCCGTGTGATGACCGCCGGCACGTTCCGATTTACCGGCGAGGATGCCTCGTCGACCGACAAAAAACGCGAGCGCGGATCGCTCCCGGAAGATGTCTACAACCTGATCATGCGATTTCTCGATCCGACGGCCGCGGGACCGTCGTCGACGTGATGGCCGGCGGCCCGCCCGTGTTCGCCGTCGTGCCGCGCGCGTTTCCCGGCGCGACGATCGCGTGTCTTGGCACGGGCCCGAGTCTCACGCGCGCCGATGTCGAGGCCTGCCTCGCCGCCCATGTCCGGATGATTGCGATCAACGACGCGTACACGATCGCGCCCGAGGCCGACGTGCTGTTCGCCGCGGATCGCCAGTGGTGGACGTGGCACCGCGGCGCGCCGCTGTTCGCGGGCCCAAAATATACGCTCGAGCGGCTCGGCGAGGCCTGGCCCGGCGTTCGCCGCCTCCGGCGCGCCGCATCGGGCGGCCTCACGCCCGCGCCTGACGCGCTCACGACAGGCCACTCGAGCGGATTCTCCGCGATTAACCTCGCCGTGCATCTCGGCGCCGCCCGGATCGTGCTGCTCGGGTATGACATGCGAACGGATCCGGATCCGACGCGCGAACACACCGGCGATCATTTTTTCGGCGCGCACCCGAACAAATCGACGCCGCCGTTTCGCCAGGCGATCCCGATGTTCGACACCCTCGTCGCGCCGCTCGCGCTCGCCGGCGTCGCGATCGTGAACTGTTCGCGCCGCACGGCGATCACGGCGTTTCCGATCGCCGCGCTCGAGGCCGTGCTCGCCGGCGAGCTCCTCGAGGCCCGGCCGTGAGGATCTTCGGCGTCGATTTCCGCGGGCATGCCTCCGGCGACGTATTCGCCGGCGGCCTCGCGCACGCCGCCGCGACGCTCGGCCTCGACTACGATCACGCCGACGTCACCGATCCCGAGCTCGTCGCGCAAATCGACCACTTCGCGCCCGACTGGATCCTCGTGGTGCATGGCCGTACGATGGCGCGCAAGTACGCCGGGCTCCTCAATCGGTACCCGTCGGCGGCCTGGCTCCTCGATGAACCGTACGAAACCGACGAGGTCGTCCAATGGGCCGGCCGATTCGGGCGCGTGTTTCTCAATGATCCCGTGACGATCGATCGGCACGGCGGGCCGGCGCGCGCGACGGCGCTCCCGACCTGTTTCGATCCGGCCCGGCATTATGTGGATCCGGCGGCCGCGGTCGTGTATCGGGTCGGTTTTATTGGGCAACCGTGGGCCGACGGCCGTCGCGCCGATCTCCTCGAGGCGCTCGGCGACCGGCTCGAGCTCCTCGTCGGCGAGTGGCGCCGGCCGCGCCTGCAATCGCGCGCGACGGCGCGATCGACGCGCCCGGATGCGACGGCCGCGCTCTATCGGCAGACGGCGATCGTGGTGAATATCTTTCGCGAATGGCGCACGCGCGACAATCGGCGCCGCGTCGCGCCGACCGACCTCAACCCGCGGATTTATGAAGCCACCGCCTGCGGCGCGCTCGTGATTTCGGACGATCGGCCGGCGCTCGCCGTGCGGGCGCCGTCGATCCCGGTCTATCGGTCGCCGGCCGAGCTCGTCGCGCTCGTCGACCAGTACCTCGCCGATCCCGTGGCGCGCCAGGCGCGCGCGGCCGCGTGTCGTGCCGAGCTCGCTGGCGCGACCTATGCGGCGCGCCTCGCGACGATCCGCGCGACGCTCGCCGGCGCGCCGGCGCGTGAGGTCGCCTAATGCCGATCATGCTGGCGGCTGGCGAACTCACGAACGCGCTCACGGTGGAGCTCCCGGTCGCGCCCGGCCGGGCCACTGGCGGCGATGTCGGCGACACGTTCGCGCCGAGTGGCGGCCTGTGGTGGGTCAAACTCGAGGGCGCCGGCGGCCGCGAACATAAACAGGCGACCACGTCGATCGGCCAGGCGACGCACACGATCACGGGCCCGTTTCGATCCGATGTCTCGATTCGCGCGCGCCTGACGTGCACCGATGTCCTGCTCGCCCGCGCGCGCGTGTTTAATATCGTCGAGGTCGACGATCTCGAAAATCGACATGTGACGCTGCGCGTCCGCGCACAAGAGGTGCTCGCGTGAGTGCCGGGCGCCTCGCGATACAGGGCGCGGCCGAGCTCGCGGCCGCCTTCCGCGCGCTCCCGGCCGACCTCCAAGGCGAGGGCCGGCAACTTGTCGTCGCCGCGGCCAACGGCGCCGCGACCGCGATCCGCACCGCGTACGGCGCGCACCGGCGCACCGGCAATTTGCAAGATCATGTCGTCGTGACGGAACTCGTGAGCGAGGTCGGCGGCGTGCTCGCGCGCGTGAGGAGTACGGCCCGGCACGCGACCATGTTCGAACGCGGGACCGCCGCCCGGCACACGACCGTGCACCGCACACGATCCTCGCCGCCAGGTCGTGGCGGGTACCGCGGCAAAATGCCGGCGGCGTCGATCTTCATTCCGCGCGCTATTGAGGCGCGGCGCGCCATGCAGGCCGCGCTCGTCGCGCTCGTGCGTCGGTTCGGCCTCACAGTGACCGGCGATGGAGCGTAATGGCGAGCTCGGCGATCACGAACGCGCTCGTCGCCGTCCTCGAGGGCGATGCGCCGCTCGCCGGCCTGGCGCCCGACGGCGTGTATATCGGCACGGCGCCGCCGCATGCGGCGCAATTCGTCCTCGTGTCGTACGCGCACGGCCTCGTGACGCCGCAATTTCGCGCGCCGGCGTTCGAGGAGAAATGGTTCGACGTCTCGGCCGTGATGCGGCGCCGCGAGGGCGTCGACCTCGCGACCTGTCAGGCCGCGGCCGCGCGGATCGAGGCCGTGCTCGACGGCGCGCGCCTGCTCGCCGCGGGCTATACGCCGATGACGTGCGAACGCGAATCGGCGATCGAATGGGATCCCGAGGTCGACGACGCCGACGATTCGGTTCGGTGGTACCGCGTCGGCGGCGTGTTTCGAGTGGCGATGAGTTTCGCGCCGTAATGGCTACGGCGTTTCACGTAACCGTGTAACAGGGAGTACAGAGATCATGCGAATCACCGGCAAAAACGGCCAGGTCGCGATCGGCGCCTCGCCCGAGCAAATTATCGGATCCGTTAGTAGTTGGGATCAGAGTGAGACGCGGAATTCGGTCGACGTGACCGCGTTCACGGATCCGAACAAGGTGTCCGTGATGGGGACGAAAAACCTGTCGGGCACGATCAAAGGGTTCTACAACATGGACGACGGATCGCCGGAGGCCGGCGAATCGCTGCCCTGGTTTGAGGCCGCCGATTCCGAGACGCCCGTGCTCCTCAAATTGTGGGCGGATATCGTCGGCGGCGCGGCGCGGTATCGCGAGGGCCTCGCGTACCTCGACATGAAGATCGACTGTCAGGTCGCCGCGGCCGTCACGCTCGAGTCGGCGTACAACGCCGCCGGCCCGTGGACGCGCCACTAATTCCGACGCCCGGCGCGCCGCCGGCGCGCCGCGACCCGTACGCCGCGGCGCGCGCCTGGGCGCAACGCAACCTCGGCCCGCTCATCACCGGCGAGCTCGGGCGCCTCGTGTGGCTGCGCCTCGGCGGCGATCCGGCGACGAGCGGATATCTGGCCGCGCGCGTGCACGGCTGGACGGCGCAACGCAAACGCGCCTCGCGCACGTACACGATCCGCGGGATGATCGGCGCGTACGATGCGTTCAACCTCCGGCAACGGCCGATCTATTTCGTCGCGAACCCGCTCGGCCGCGACGGCCGGCCGCGCGCCTGGGCGTGGCAGATTCAAGAGTTCGAGATCCACGCGTCGACGCTCGCGGCGACCGGCCTCTATGCGCCGGCGCCGCGATCGCGCGCGAGAACACGGTAGGCCCTGCGATGCGAAATCGTTTTGTGACGGCGACCGCGCCCGTGCGCCTGGCGCTCGCCGATGTCTATCTCCGCGCGCATACCGCGCTCGTCG